CAGCGAAGTTATCAACAAAGAAACCAGACTTAGTTCTTGGATTACCCGCAGAGTCTAAGACCAACAGAGCATCAGTGCCGACTTCAAGTAATGACAACGAGGTAACTTCTTCAAGTTTATCGACACGTTTTTCTAGTTTGCCAATATCGGCCATTGTGAATCTTTTTGCTCTAAGAACATTTGTTGCAACATCCGAATCATGCAGACCATATGCATTCAATTCTAACTCAAAAAGACCTAGAGTGTTTTCGGGAGTATCTGGAACTTGTGAACCAAATCCATTCTCACCCTGAATATTTTTCAGTTCTCCATCTTTGGTAATCACAACCTTATCTGCACGAGGCATATAATATGTTACATCCCCTTGAAAAATATCACCATTGGTAGGCATTTCATTGACAGCAGCATCACCACCAACAAACAATCCATCAGAGTCAACCGAAGAACGGAAGTCAATCACATCACGCAAGTTTACGGATTCCCGTGGGCCTGTTGCGAAGGATGGGATATCTTCATAATCAACTTGACCAGTGTAAGAGTTCACGGAGAAGAAGTCGCCTGCACCGTGGGTAAAGTGTTTGAATCTTATGAAGGTATTATCAGAACCGCCGGGTGCAGTTGCACCACCATTAAGAATCAAACGACCATTATTATAAAACCCTGCTCTCTGACCATTATCAAGATAGTATTTACTTGATTGGTCTGCGCCATTTGAATCTGTATCTTTAATTGAAACAATTTCAAAGATATCATTTTCATGAAGGTCGATATATTTACTTCCGTTACTATCTTCGGATATACCAGTAAAAGTTTTTGTGGTTTCAACCAATGTCTTTGTCCGAACTGATGGTTGTGCTTTATTAACTTTTGCATAAACTGTAACAGCTGAACCAATTGGTAAACCACTAACGTTAACGCTTTGAGTTCCCGCAGCACCAATGGTTAGAGACGAAACGACATCACCACTAGAGTCAACAGTCGCAATGAATTGACCCGTATTAGCAAATGTCTCACCTGTAGCAGACAATGTAAGTTGAACAGTTCCACTAGCATTATTAGTTGGTATACTACTTGAATGAACAATTGTTCCATCGTCAGAAGTTCCAGTGAACACACGTTGAACTTCAAAGTCTACATCAGTAATACTTTTAGGACGAGGGTCTGGTGTAGGGAATACAAGATTTACTTTATTCGATTCCTTGATTACTGCCTTACCATTTTCCAAAAGTGGTTGTGCAAAATCAGCTGTGCCTGTTCCGAATGATTTAACATCACGCAAAACTTTACCTAATAATAAGTTAATATCAAAAAGGTATATCTTGAAGTTTGACCCATCTTCTTCTACATATCTAACTCTTGCAGTGCCGAGCCCGTTGCCGCCAAACCCTGTTGCATCTTTAAGTCCAACAGTTTGGAATTGGTTTATATTGAGATTACCTTCCAATACATCACATATAAAATACTGACCATAGTTAACACCAACAACCTCATTTGTGCGTTCAACTTCTGCCCGAGGTTTTGGTATAGTTAACTTCGTAGGTTTTTCAGAACCAACGCGATATCCATTAAGATATGCAACACCCGAAGATACACTTGCAATGAAGTTTGTATTGTTTGTCGCATCGTCAGCAAAATCAATAGTAAATGGGGACACGATATAATTACCCGATTCTTCGGCCGTTCTTTGCGCTAATACTTCGGTAATTTTATTGTAATCATCTGTTCCGCTTACTTGGTCAACGATATTACCATCGACTACATCACAATAGTAAACAAAGTTTTCATCACTTGCAACTTGGTCTTTTGTTGTTAAAGTAAGTTGAATACGATATCGGTCTGCGCCCGGCGAAGATAAGTTTGGTGTAGCACCTTGATTATCAAACAACTCATTTGTATCACTGGTTGTAACAATATCTTCTGTTACTTTGAAACCAATAACTTTTGAAGGTAGTCGCGAGTATTTCGATAGAATTAAACTTTGTTCTTTTGCAAATACAAAATGACCACGAACAAAAAAGTCACCAGATGAATTAGAAATTTGACAACCGCGACCAATAGCGGGGTTTGATGCGGTGTTGGTTGACTGAACAGTTAGAGTCTCACCGCCGCCTGATATAGTTTCACCTGACTTATAACGAACTGGGTTTTCTCCAACTTCACCACCAGAAGTATTAACATACTGAACATAAAGTGTTGCAGGGTCAGAACCCTCTGCCTCGACAACCTCAAGAACTCGTGCGACAACATTAGAATTGGCACCAGTAAATTCTACACCAATCAAACCACCATTTGCTTCAAGCGCATTTGCGCCAGCTGGTAATGCATTAGTGTTTGTGTTTAGTTTTACAAACTCATAGTTCGTATTAATTGTAGGGCCGCCAGGATTTACCGATGCACCATCCTTAAAGATGTTGCGACCAAATCTACCAATCTCTTCCTGAATAATTGTTTGTGATTGAGTAAGTTCTCTCGCTTGTAGCGCCCGACCACTATTAAACAGGATACGGTGATAGTTATCACTATCCTTAAAATCATCCTTGTATGTGGATGAAAATACATTTTCTGTAAACGTTCTTGGCATCGGTATTACCTTAAATTTGAATTACGATTTTTATATCTTCTGTTTGGTCAGTTGCGCGAGTAACTGATGCGCGATTATCAATATATAGAACATCACCCGTTAGAATATCTACTTCAGGATTTATGTATGGAGCAAAAGAAGCATTCAATACGCCTGCACCATTACCATCGGTTTCAGTGATGTTTTCACCTGAATCAAAGTTACCAAATCCTGTCTCCGCTGTTTGGTGATACCAAATATTCGCAGAATCGACTTTATCAATAAGTGCCTTGACATTAGATGTTGAACCCTGAATAGTATTGTCTGCGGTAAATCCTGTGTTCACACTTGAAAGTCTTAATTGTTTTAACGCAATACCTGTTGACCCAGTAAATAAGGTAGACCCAGAACTATCTTGAATATTTCTGATAAGACCTACTTGACGGAAATCGTTACCGACAATGAAGTCTCCAGTTTCAGTTCCACTAGGTTTACTGTTAAACATGACTGCGGTGGAGCGAAGGTCATCTCGAGCGTCACCACCAAGTCCAAGAGGTGTTGCTAGAATTGGTCGTATTTTTGCGGGTTTGGTTGGTGAACCACCGCCCGTAACGGATACTGTTGCATAGTCATAACCTGAACCAAATGTATAATTACCAGAACTATCAATTAGTTCTACCTTAGTTACCTGACCACCATTCTCTGTTGCGCCTGCTTTTGCTTTTGTGCCATTTCCATTCACTTCGATGGTTGGGTTACCAGAGTATCCAGCGCCACCAGAGTCAATTGCATATCCAATAATCTGACCAACTATTGCGTTATTTTGAACTGTCTTTTGTTCAATGTCAGCAGAAGGAGAATCTGAGTCAGTTGTTCCAATTAATTTGACGGGAAGGAAGTTGGCAGAAATAAATTTGTTAGCATCCAATGCACCAATAGAATATAGGAACTTCCAAATGTAACCATCAGCGGTATCGAATGGCGTTCCATCTGTGCCACCTGTCGGTTGAACTGTAGAAACCTGTGCATTACCAGAGACATCTTTTGATTGTTGAATACACAGATAAACTTGGTTATTGTCATTCATAACGTAGTATGTTTGAGTAGGATATCCTACTTGGATATCATCATATGGAGAATAAATTGCACCAGATGACCAGTTGAAACGAGGAACAACAAAGGAAGTATCAATAATATTTTTTACCGATTGGAGTCCAAGACGGAAGTTTCTATCTTCTACCAGATTGTTAAGAGCAGTGGGCGCAACATCAGAGTCATTCCAATCTTCTGAACGACCAATAGCTGCATAATATCTACTAGAAGAATCAGCAAAATCTGTCAACAAATCTGTTATAACTTGTTTTTTAATTCTGTTTGTTACAATCGCCATTTTATTATCCTACGCTTACGCTGTTGTTGTCCCGTTGTTTCCAACAATAAACCATTTACTTGCTGTTGTATTCCATATTAGTTGACACCCCTGTCCTATAGTAAACTTAATAAACCCAGCAGCAGAATCTACACCCTGAATGTTTGATGCGCCGCCCGCTGGCGTGAGATGAACTTCACCCGCCCCAATATTACTGAAGTATTTAGACTCTGCCTGAATCGTTCCATCACCAAGAGTAGGGTTGATAAAACTACCAGAGTTAAACACTGTTAGGGGTTGATTTAAGTTGACCGCAGTGGTGGATGCTACATCAGTTCCTTTTTCAAATACAATCTTATTTGTAAACGTGATACCACCAGTTCCCTTTGCACTTAAATTGAGACTAACATTAGTATCATCACCATCGACATCGATAGTTGGGCCAGTAGTAGTTGCAGAGTTTGTCAGTGTTATGAAATTGACTGCACTTGAAGTTTTGTTGAATTGTAAATACTCGTTATCTGAACTATCAAAGAATTTTGAACCGCCATCTATACCACCAACTACTGGATTGTTAACATTTAACCCATTAATTGTTTTATTACTAAGAGTCTGAGTTGCATCTGCAAACACGAATGTGTCGTTTGTTGACAGTGACGGAATAGTGATATTACGATTTGCAGATAAATTACCAACCACAACATTGTAACTATGACTAGAGTCATTATCTTTAATAGAAGGAGTAGTCAACGAAGGACTTAAAATAGTTTTGTTAGTCAAAGTCTGAGCGCAAGAGTCAAGAATAAGTGTCCCGCCATCATTAGGAACATACACATAATTATCAGCGGTAGGTTCTACCGCAACCATATATGTTTCGTTACTGTCTGCAACCTGACCTTCAAAGACCACACCCACATTTGATAGACTTACGATTGCAGCTGCAGAATCACCACCGATACTCTGGTAGAGTTCAGTAAAGTTCTCATTAATCTTTTGGGCAGCGGTGCGGAGGGTATCACCCGTTCCGTCATTTGCTGTAGTGCCTCTGTTTAATGTTTGTCTTGCCATTTTATAGTCCGTTTGTTTTAACTATTTATAAGGTTTATCGGTTAAAGAGTGAAACTTTTTAAGTATTGGTCAGAGTCAGCACTGAAATGTTGGTGTTTGTCTTGGTCTAAAGTCTCGAAGAACAAGTTGTTTGACAAGTCCATACCGTTTGTTCCAACTTCATCTGAATCGTCAAATGTTGGTGAAGATGCAATTTGCGCTTCACGCAACGATGAATATTGATTATTGATAGTTTGGATAGTTTGTAAATCAAACCCTTCCATATTTGTCAATTCTGCATTGATGCGACTGAATACGCCTGCTGAATCTGTATTTAGGTCATCCACAATAGAGGTCAAATCTGTTACTCCTGTATCGCCAAATAATCCTGTTGCCTCGACCACAATAGGTGGTGCTTCAGAAGGCACAACAAGAGGAGCAGTCAATTCATCAGTAACACTCGATACAATCTGCACCTCCGAACCAATGAACATACCCGCAGGGTGAACGAATAATTTATATGGTTCTCTCCACTCGTTAAATGAGATGTCAGACTTTACCTGAATCGCAAATGTCTGAAACAATTTATTATCTGTCAAGAACTTCTGTGATTCCAATCCAATTTGAGAGTCAGTTTCTCCTACCTTGAATACGTTCTCTTTTGTGTAAATAATATCTGGGTCAACACCAAAGAAAGTTCGGAAGAACTGTTGAATAGAATATTTTGTTCCCTTTGAACGATACAGAGTGTTAGAATATTTTGCAGCAGCACGTTTATCAGTAAACCCTTCAAAGTATGATTGACCCAATAGGAGTTCATCTTCAATATATGAAAGAAGGTCTAAATCAGTCTGTGTAATATCACGAGAGTAAAACAGGTCATCTGCAAGACGAGAAGGTGCGTTATCATCATCTTCAAAATTATAATACTGTTCAAGAAGTGTAATGAGTTTTGGATACTCTGTCTTGAAGAATTCAGGTAGAACTTGAGTAATCTTGTTATCAGAAAAAACAAGCTCTCTTCTACCTAAATCTCTTAAAGTATCGTTTTGTTTACCCATTAGTTTGTAACTCCAGGCTCAACATCTACAATACGAGAGAATGATTCATCAGTATCAAATTCAATAATATCTTGTCTGAATGGAGTAATCGCACTTTGGTTTGCGGGTTTTGCACTTACTTTGATAAATTGATTTGCACCAACAAAATCATCAACTTTGAGACCGACAATACTTATAGTGTCATCACTGTAATTTCCAATATTGTCAACTAGAACCTCTCTATCAATAGTGTTAAATACTTCAAGTTTTGATGAATCTAGTTTATTGCGTAAGATACAGGTTTTATTATTGAGCGTAAACGCAGAAGATGTGATTATATGTTCTTTGTCATCAGGGTCAGCGATGATTGCTGCATATCTTAATTTATGGTCTTGTAAAGTATTCAAAGTAGGAGTGAACCTTCTCTGGAAAAAAACATCTGAGCGAGAAGAGAGAATAGCCGGACTTATATCATCCACTAATGTTAAGAGATTTGAACGTCTAAACGATTGACTGAATTTGCCAGTATTTGCCGCAAAATAGTTTCCAATAACTGTATTGACATTATCTTGAATTGTATTACGAGATAGTGTAGTCAAGTTCGGATTGAACTGGAAGAATATCCTCGTCTCAATGAATGTCTTTACGGGGTCATCAAACTTCAAACTAAATGATGCAACCGACAATTGTTTCGCAAGGTCTTGAATTGCATCCTTTGTTGATTGTATTGTTGTCGCATCTACATCATCATTGAATAGAACCGACATAAAGACCGTTCCGAATTCTGGTTCTAGTGCGTCTTCACCACCAAAAGATTTAATATCTTTGATGAGTGTAGAGAAATTTCTCAAGGCCAACGTAGAATAATCTACTGCGGTTACCATGCGATTTTGTGATGCGTATTGGAATGGTGCATTCTTACGGATTGACTCAATTGATTCTTTACTACCGCCACCAACTGCCTTTGTGACCGTTGTCACATTTATATTAAATTGTTGACCTTCTACCGTAACTTTACTTTGCGGAGCAAATGTTGAAGACGTATCAGCATCACTACCTGATACTGCAAGATAGTCAACTGTAACTTTATTACCAGCCGCTGGCGCACGACCCAATGTTTTACCATTACCAAAAGAAAGTTCAAAGAGACCATTAGGCGCTTCTTTTAATATGAAGAGTGTCGAGTTTTCATTTATATTTACAGCATCAACTATATTAGTATATGTTTGAAAATTAGATGAAGTAGAAGTTTCATATACACGAACAACAACTGTGTCTAAGTCTAATGACTCATCTGGTATAATATAGTTTGCATTTTCGGTTGCATCCAACGCAAGGAAAGTCTTTGTTCTAGCAATACCTTCATGGATTGTGATATTTTGTGAACCGTCAACGTTTGTAAAGAGATAAAGACCGTTACCATCATCAGTTGCAGAGATATCTTCCAATGTTTGAAATACATATTCAACTTCATCAACGGTTGCATTGAACTTAAATCCATCATTGATACTAATTTTGTTTGGTCTGGTTGCCAATCCTGACAGATTCATAGAAAGATTTACTACTGCTTTGGATGTAGTTTTTGAATCAGGAATATATCCAATACCCTCTGCGAGAGAAATAACTGACCCACGAAGTTGTGCCGTCCCAAGAAATGATTCATTCAAAGCAAAGTTTGCGATGAGACCATTGTAATGAGTATTATATGCAAGCACATCAAGGATGCTTGATAATCCAGATGCTTCAAAATTGTAATCATCAAACTCCCCCCCTTGTTCAAGAAAGGTTTTTA